CGTCGATAAATATCGACTGTTGGGCAAAGTCATCTCCTGATTCTTCGTCAGGAAGGTCTGGGTTTGCACCGGAGCATTGGCAATCGCTCCAGTCGTGGTTCGAACAGTGACACCATTCTGAACAATGGGCACAGACTCAGTGCCGGTGATAGCACCAGCCTGCGGCAACTGAGAAATCGTCACATTTGCCATCAGGTACTCACAGTCAAATCGTCAAGGTTTCCATTATTTTCCGGCGTTTGAGTATTCTGCTCTGGCGACAACACATAGTTACCATACCCACCAGTCGTCAAACCATTCGGGTTCACCGCCACACTCTCATCCGGCCGAGGGAATCTGATAGTAATCCGCTCAGTCTTGCGAGCAGGCAAACGATACGGGTCAAACTGGTCAGCACACCCCTGATCACATACCTGCAAACCCGGAAAATTAGGGTCCGACCGCATCTGCACGTGCGGTCTCTTCATGCGACACCGATCGCAAATCGCAATCGCAATGTCTGAATAACCACGGGTATCAAGAAAGCGAGGCATATCCTACCTTGTGTAGCATCCTATCGAAGCCGCAATATAAATCGGCGAACGATCACGCTCTTCTGCCTCTGCAAGATTCAGATACTTTTCTGCCTGCGCCTCGAGATACTGCACACGGTCCATACCGACCTGCGGCAACTCTAGACTCATCCGGTGAGCCAACATCATGACGACTGCCTCATACCACCTTTGGGGTATCTCTAGCTCACCATGAAGGTCACCAACGTCCATGATCTGTCGGCTATACCACACCACCAGTTGCACGAACGGGTCGTTAGGAACCGGCCACAGATAAATCTCTGACTGCGGGATGGTGCGGTTGAACCAGAACTGGTACGGCTGGTTGGCCGTGAAGTTCTTGTTCGGAAGATTTGTGTAGTCGTCGCGGTTCAGACGCGCCATTGTCACTTCGCGGCTGTTGTTGCCAACGTAGAACTCACGCAACCCTAGTGTCGTACCCCCATAGGCACGCACACGGTAATACTCCACAGACTGTCCGGGGTCGATGTCCGTCCAAATCCACTGATTGTCAGTCACCAATACGGCGCCTAGGTCATTCAGGGTACTCCACGTCACACCATCCACCGAATACTCCAGTATCAGGTTCCATGTGGCAGACCCACCACCAGAGACATACGGCAGCAGGCCAATAGAGCCCGCATACACCGGATTATTAGTGCCGAAGAAGATTGAAATATTGCCGTTGGCCGAAGTCTGCTGACAAAACGTCGTGATGTTGCCATCACCAACATTCGCCACCACACCACCGGCAGACGACGAATACGCCCCACTCGGACGATTCATCGTGCGATACAAGGCATTCAAAACATCATTGCCACCCAAGGGCAATTGATAGATGTACTTGTCAACATTGACACCGATAACCTTCTTCTCGATAGCCCAATACTGGATGCCGATGTTAATCAGGTTGGACAGCAGGAAGTACAGCGACTCTTTAGCCGACAGAACCTGCTCAGACGTCAATTCCTCAGCAAGCTTGCCGCATCGACGGGCACCGTGGTCCACCAGCTTCTGAACACTGATGACCGTGGTGCTAACAGTCCCTGAGTACGCCATTCATGTCTCCTACCAGTTCGGGCACTTCCACCGCTTCATCGAAGCCCGCGCACGACTACCCTTCTCGCTCTTTTCAGCAATCGGACCCATACGCGCACAGAACGAATCCTTACGCTTCCCACCTTCCGGTTGAGGCGCCTTCAAGTTCGATCCTGTCTCTCGATTGTACTTTTCCCGCCCCTTGGCAGTCAGACCAGCGCCTCGCTCAACAGAGAGCTTCTCACCGCGTCCTACAGCCAAACTAGGGCCACCTTCCTTCATCTTGGCAGTCTTGGCCGACTCCCTGAAATCCTTAGCCGTCGGAGCACCAGCCGCTCCGGGCTTGCGCATCTTCTCACCAGAGCCTTCTGCAATCCGCTCACGTTTAGCGTGAATGTTTGCGTACAAACCTTTTTTCATTTTTTGGTCCGCCTCAACAAACTCTTTACCAACGGTTTGCGGGATGCCTACCTTCTTTGCAAATTTCTGGTCATGGGCCACCGCTGCCATCAAGTTGCGCTGAGCCTTTGACTTGGACGGCATTACGGCCCCTCTTTCACCAAAAGAATGATGAACATTGAAGAGACGGCATTATTGTTTGCGCTAGCGATTGCAGTTGCCTCAACCGTAGTCTTCTCTGGGATTGCAAGCGGGTACTCAAACACATAGTTCGCAACACCGTTGTTGATCGTGGTAATCGCCTCAGTCATGCGGATGTTGTTTGTGCCGCGAATCAGCAAACGACCTTCAACTTGGGTTGATCCACTGGGCTGACCAGCCGAAAACAGACCTTGAGACACATATCCCGAATACCCAGCAGGGATGGTGTAACTGCCCGTGGTGGTGACGTTGTAGTCAAACTTGATGATGTCGTACACCGTCGCTGGGACACCCGCGGTCACAGTGCCTGTACCGATGTAGATGTTGCCAGCGGCGCCATTGCCAGAGCCAGCAGTCACTACATAGGCATAGTTCACACGCAACAATGAAGCGGTCATCGTCACTGCCGTCTGGCCGTTTAGCGTGACGAGTTCTGTGACTTCGTTGTAGTCGGCGTCCAAACCCTGCACGAGTACCGTGCGTGCGCCAGTGCCTGCGCTTGTATCGTTCGCGCTAGATGAACTGACCTTCATCTGAAGAGCAGCCGCAGGGAACGTAATCAGGCTTGGCAGAGGCCAAACCGATACCTGCGTTTGATCAACATCAGGGTTGAATCCAAAGACAGTGATATTCCGGTGACCTTGGATTTGACCGCGAGAGACCTGCAACTCAAACGGCTCGTAAGCGCCTTGCCGACTAATTGAAGAAATTGTGCTGGTCATAGCGTCTCCATGGAGAAACGGGGGCCCGAAGGCCCCCTCACCTATCACTTACGACCGTACTTCTCGTTGGTCATCTTCTTCGCCGCCTTCATCGCCGGCGCGTTCTCACTGTCAAACGTCTTGCTCAGACGCTTTTGAGCAGGAGTCATGACCATGCCGCCCTTCTTGTAAGTCCCAGACAACTGGTTGATCGACACCGGCGTGGCAACACGACGCGCAGGCATCTTTTCAGCCTCTCCACTGTCGTTAACCGACCCACCCTTGGCATAACAAGCACCACCAGCCTTCTTGGTCGAACCGCCCTTCTTATAAGCAGGACGATTCATGTCGCGCTTCATCATCTCCTGAAGCATACGACGCTCTTCCATGCTCATCTGACCCGGGCCAAGAATCTCTTCTTGCATAGCACGATCACGGTCAGTCATCACTCCGCGACGCTTGCTAGGCAGAATGTCTGAAGGACGCGGACCACGGAAGCCACGCATGATTTCTGCTTCACGATCCGATGCCGTACCACGGGCATCACCCATCGGGGCTTGCCGGACAATCTGACGTTCGACTTCAGTCACACCGCCGGCTTGATATTTTTTTGGCTGACCACCTTTCTTGTAGCCACCGGCACCCTTCTTAACTTCGCCGGTCTTGCCCTTGGCCGTATCAGCTTTAGCAGTGTGCATCTTGGTGTCGCGGTATTCGCCACCTTCGCTCTCAGTGTTGATGATGCCGCCGGTCTTGAAGCCACCTTGACCCTTGACCACACCGCCGGTCTTGTAGCCACCTTGGCCCATCAGTACGCCACCGGTTGCACAGGCAGCCAGACCGCCCTTCTTTAGACCCTTGTGAGCCTTTGAGGCCGGCTTGCTGGCATGCTCCTTAAGCTCCTTGGCGGTCTTGTCCATCTTAACCATTTCCGCCTTGTGCTCTGCACCGCTCTCGCCGCCTTCCTTCATCTTCGCACCCATGGCACGACGACGCTCGGACATCGAGGGCTTGCCCGGAGTCTTCACCGGAGCGTTGATTGCAGGACGACCAATCAGAGCAGGGGTGGTGGCAAGCTTGCCCATCACACCGCCATTCATGGCCTTGTGACCTTCAATTTCACCGCCTTTTGCCTTCATCTTTGGCATCTTGGCGTGACCACCCTTCTTGAGCTTCAACTCCACAGAAGGCTCAGTGGTGTACATCTTCACCATCGGTTTGAATTCGGCCATCGCAACCTCCTTAAACCTTCTGGGCGTAAACCACCGTCAGGCGAAATACACCCGGCGACGTCACGGTTCCATTCGGATCAATCGTGATAACAACATTCTGATTGCTACCAACATCGCTCATCGCCGTCAGTTGAGCCGCCGTGAACGTCAACACACTACGACCAACAGAAGCCGCATCAGCCACCGAACAATACTGCGTACCCGCAGCCACCGTACCAATCGTTGCCGGCACAGTCGTAGCCGTACCAAAACTCGGCACAGTCACCATGTCTACAAAGAAATCTAAAATCTGCGACGAAGCTGGAATCGTAATACTCGAACTGGTCGCAGTCCCACCCGCAGCAGTAGTGACAGTAACAGTCTGCGACACAACCACAAAACCACCATCAATCGTGTCCGTCAGAGTGCCAGAGCCAGTACGCAGGGTCGAACCAAAATAGGTTTGTGCCATTGTATTTCTCCTATTGAGAACTCGGGTTTAGGTATTTAATGGCGCTTTTCAAAAAGTCAGGATTGTCACCAAAAAGACCAAGGCCCCGATTGCACGATGTGCAAAGCAAACCCCTAACCTTTCCTGTTTTATGACAATGGTCCACTGGCATGGAAATTACCTTTCCTTTGATAACAGCAGTTTCCGGCTGTTTACAAATAGCACAAACATTATTTTGTTTAGAAAGTTGTTCACGATACCACTCAACGGTGACGCCGTATTTTTTGCGGAGCTGTAGGTCAAAATAATATTCATGATTTGCGGCTCTCGCTTTGCGATGCCATTCACGAGCATATTCTTTCCTATTCTCTGCAGTTGAACGCCTCTCTTTCCAATAAAAATTGTCTGCGCCCCAAGGCTTTGTTGGTTCAAGTCTCCATGCAATTGCTTTTTCAGGCCTCTCTGGAACATCTTTGACAAATGCCCAAAAATCTTCCCGCCAAGACTCTTGCATGTCCAAGCGATGATATCGGCGCAATCCGCACCACGACTTGTAAGCCGGATGCTTTTCGCGCTTCCCCCAATCACTTGGCCTTGTTTCATCAACATCTCCATGACGCTGCACCCGCATGT